TGTCACAATATTAACACTAAATATTTTTGTAATATATAAGGAGATTACATGAAAAAATTATTTACAACATTGCTGGCAATGGTAGCATTCGCTACATCAGCACAAGAAATTACAGGAGCCGGAGCAACATTTCCAACTCCTTTGTATTCAAAGTGGGCAGGTGAATATAACAAAGCTACTAACATCCGCGTCAATTATCAATCAGTAGGATCAGGCGCCGGTATTAAACAAATTGAAGCTAGGACAGTTACATTTGGTGCAAGTGATATGCCACTGACAGATGAGAAACTAAAGGAAAGTGGACTATTTCAATTCCCAACAGTAATTGGTGGAGTTGTTCCGGTTATTAATCTTAAAGGGATTGAGCCAGGGCAGTTACGACTAACAGGTCCAGTTATCGCTGATATCTTTTTAGGCAAAATCACTAAATGGAATGATAATGCTATTAAGGTATTAAATCCTACATTAGCATTACCTGAGCAAGCTATCACAGTGGTTCGTCGTGCAGATGGATCTGGCACTACATTTATATGGACTAATTATCTTAGCAAAGTCAGCAAAGAATTTAAAGACACTATTGGTGACGGTACTGCTGTTAATTGGAAAGTAGGAGCAGGCGGAAAAGGTAATGAAGGTGTTGCTGCTATGGTTCGGCAGTTACCTGGTACATTGGGATACGTTGAGTTTGCTTATGTAAAACAAACTAAAATGAACTGGGTTAACGTGCAGAACAGTTCAGGAACTTGGGTAGCACCAACTGAAGATGCATTCAAAGCAGCCGCTGCAAATGCTGATTGGAATAAAACATACTATCAAATATTGACTAATCAAGAGGGAAAAGAAGCATGGCCAATCAGTGGTGCTACATTCATTCTTGTGCATATCAAACCAACTGATACTGCTGCATCTAAAACTGCTATCAACTTTTTTGATTGGGCGTTTATTAATGGCGATAAAGCAGCAGATGACTTAGATTATGTTGCATTGCCTCTAGCAGTGAAAAACAAGATTCGTGCAGACTGGAAAAGGTTAGCACTACACTAAACCGACCGCAAGATTGAGCGGAGGCTGGAACTCGTAACCAGCACTAAGGGCCGAAAGGCTCTTTTTTTATTAAATAATAAGAGTGAGAAATAAAATGTATGAAAACTTACCGATCAATATTTGTATCCGATGTTCATCTGGGCACTAGAGACTGCAAGGCAGAACAGCTTAACAACTTTTTAAAACACAATTCCTGTGACACCCTATATCTAGTAGGGGATATAATTGATGCTTGGAAGATACAGCAAAATAAATGGCAATGGAAACAGAGCCACACTAATGTGGTCCGTCGTGTTCTTGGTCATGCCAAACGCGGCACTCGTGTTGTTTATATTGCAGGAAATCATGACGAATTCTTGCGCCCGATGATTCCATACGGGTTCAATTTTGGACTTGTTGAAATACATAATCAAATAAAACATATAGGTGCTGATGGCAAACATTATCTTGTGGTACACGGAGATATGTTTGACGGTATTACTAGACTAGCACCTTGGCTAGCATTTTTGGGAGACAGAGCATATGATTTCATCCTTACTATCAATAGTAAGTACAATTGGATACGTCACCGTATGGGTTTTGGTTACTGGAGCCTTAGCCGTTTTCTTAAGTACCGAGTTAAAAAAGCAGTAGACTTTGTATTCAGGTTTGAAGAAAATCTAGCAGGTTACTGCAAGAAGCGTGGATTTGATGGCGTAATCTGTGGACATATACACTCGTCTGAGATTAAAGATATAGATGGCGTTGTTTATATGAATACCGGTGACTGGGTTGAATCATGTACAGCACTTGTAGAACATTGGGACGGGCGTTGGGAAATCATAATTTGGACCAAGGAAAAAGATAATGAAACTTTGTGACAAAATAACTATTGTGGTACCTTGCAAGAACGAAGAAAATTATATACATCATCTATTAGATTCATTGCGTTCACAAAACATTGGTGATACTAGAATCATCATTGCTGATTGTTCCACTGATAACACTAGGCAAGTGATACGTGATAACAGTTTTGAATTGAATGTTGAGATTATTGAAGGAGGTCCTGTTAGTGTTGCTAAGAACAATGGAGCTAGACTTGCCACTACCCCATACATACTATTCATTGACGCTGATGTTCGTTTCTTTAAGTTTGATGTAATACGTGATGCGGTTGATAAACTTGAATCTAAAAACTTAGATTTGGTTGGATTGAATATCAAGTGCTACGATAAAGACTTAAGAGCAACATTAGGGTTTGCTATTTTCAATACTATAAACCATACACTAAAATTCTTTAGCCCGTTTGCAGTCGGTGCATTTATGCTAACTCGCAAAGATAAGTTTATTGAGTACGGTGGATTCCCTGAACAGTTTTCAACGTCCGAAGATTATTTTTTATCTAGGAAATATAGTCCTAAAAAGTTTAGAATAGTCAAACATCATTTTGGACAAGACAGTCGCAGATTCAAAAAGATGGGATACCTGGGTATGGCCAAATATCTTGTTAATAATTTCATCAATCGTAATAACAAACAATATTGGGATAGTTTAGACTCAAGCAAATACTGGAACTAGCGTTTCATTAAATCGTTTGTGAAATCTAAGAGCAATTCGTGATGTACACCGCCGTGCCACTTGCCCTTCAAATAGCTATAGCTATCATACCAAAATTGTTCTGATTCGGGATGACAGCCTATTAGTCCTATGCGTTTTTGATATATTGCCATAGCATCACCATTTGCGTATGTAGCAATTGTTTTGAATTTATGTTTGTTGCCAATCAATGAACACCCATCATAGAAGAACATTTTCATGGGTTCAGTCTTCCATGTAATACTTAAATTTTTAGCATGAGGTCTGCGAGTGTCTGATCCAAGTTGGTTAATATACTGAACAGCATCCACATCATCTAATACATTTAAGTAATGACTGCCTGCCCAATATGCTCCCATACAAATACCCAAATATCTTCCACCATTATTGATGAACTCTCGTACTCTATCACCGTTGTTTTTGAATAGTTGATCAAATGTACTAGCATCCCCTATTCCTCCGGGAACAGCAATCATATCTACATTGTCAAAGAAATCGTATTCTAGAATGTTTTTGCTGAATATTTTGAAGTTATAGTATTGGCTTAATGCCTTCATTATTCCGTTTCCTGACTGCACTGAGCATTTTGGGTCGTACAAGAATAATGCAATTGTGGGTTTCACGTTCTTATTTATTGTTAAGTAAATGGTTGACATAAATACCTATAGGGAGTATACTACTAGTATGCAAATTCAAACTGCTTTAGATTGGCAAGAAGTATCGGATAAACTAAAAACCGATCTTCATTCTATAGGCTATAATCCAGATTTGAAAAAGATGCATACAAACATACAACTTATGGTAACTGAATTGAGCAAACTTGAAGTAAATGGGCGTAGATTACGCACCACAAACTTTACCCAAACGCATGTAGATGGCATTAACAAAGCAATAGACCATTTGGAAAAGCTAATTCTAATGGGTCTACTGATGAAATAAAATGAATAATCAACTTATGTCCGGTGAAATGTTACCTGGACTACAAATAATTGAACATACAAAATACAAAGATAGTCGAGGCGACTTTTGTGAACTATGGAAGATCAATCACGACCAGATGCGTGGTAATTTTCGGCAATTGAATATTGCCAGTTCCAAACGTGATGTATTGCGCGGCATGCATAGACAAAATCAATACAAGCTGATAATGCCAGTTTATGGTAGTATATTTGATGTAGCACTTGAACCAGATTCTGGCAAATGGTTTGGGATTTTTCTAGATAATACAAATGCATTATTAATTCCTCCACAATACGCCCACGGATATCTAGTATTATCAGACGAGGCAATAGTACAATATATAGTAGATGCTCCATATAATAAAGCAGCAGAAGAAAACTTCACATGGAACAACTATGGAATTGAATGGCCGGTTGACGGCTCTCCTCATTTATCTAAAAAGGATTCAGCGTGAAAATTGGATTTAACTGTAGTAGTTTTGATTTTTTACACGCAGGTCATGTGACCATGTTAAAGATGGAAAAACAATTATGTGATTATCTTATTGTAGCATTGCAAATTGATCCTACGGTTGACCGTCCGGGTGTTAAAAACCAACCTGTACAAAGTGCATATGAACGGTATGTACAATTACAGGCTTGTAGGTATGTAGATGAAATTCTTATTTACGAAACCGAATACGATCTGTTACAACTAATGCAAACTCAAACTATTCATATACGGTTCTTGAGTGACGAATATTTGAATAGGGACTTTACAGGTAAACAATGGTGTATTAATAATGGGATTGAGTTACACTATCATAAACGTCAACATAATTATAGTTCAAGTGAACTACGGGCCAGAACAGCCAAACTTGAGAATGATAAAAATGTAGGATTTATCAGTACAGACAATCGCCTACCACAATACTCTACTGAACTCATTAAGTCTCCGATCGGCAATTAAAGGTTGACATTAAATGGTTTTGGATCTATAATAGATTCTTAAACAGTTAATTAATGGACAGTATTATGCAACAGACATACCTCTACTTTACACCGGAATTTGTCAAGGAAGTCCTGCAGATGCACGATTTCCATTGTGTCTTTGAACTGGAT